TGATGTGTATGTGCTAACGGTGGTGTTTAAAGCTGAGGCGGATAACGCAAATCAAACACACTTACAGATATCTATGTCGGGTCCTAGTGGTTATGACAGGGTAAGTGAGTCATTGGGGTATTTCAAGGGTAATAATACTGAGGATAATTTCCATAGGCTTTACCAATACTACACGGATGCGGACTTTGTTTCTAATGGAGCTCAGTTATTTATAACATCTGTAGGTGGTGTTTCTCGTATTTGGGATGTGATATTCTTTGTACAGAGGACACAATTAGGTTCTTAGATGTCGTATATTTGTAAAGAAATTTTTTAACCACTAAAACCAATACCATGAAAAAATCATCTATGAAAGGCGGACCCATGAAGAAGGGTTGTTCTACCATGAAGAAGGGATCTATGAAGAAGGGATCCATGAAGAAAATGGGCGGAAGAAAAAAGTATTGATTTCGCTATATTTGTAGTATGGAGTCAAAGGGCCTTGGAGATACAGTTGAAAAGATAACCACAAGGACAGGGATAAAATCTGTCGTTGGTGGTGTTTCTCGCGTTCTTAAAAAGGATTGCGGTTGCTCGAAAAGAAAGCAAGCGCTTAACCGGATGTTTCCTTACAAAAAATAACCATGGCATATCAAAAATTACAGACATCTAGAGCGGCGGCGGTCGTACCAAGTGATACCGTAAACATACCAAATGTTGGCGGTGGAGTTAATTATGGTTGCACCCTCTATGTAGGAACAGGAGGAAACTTAAGGGTTCTTACAGCAGGATTAGATGACGTTACATTTGTAAACTTCACAGGAGGGTTCCTCCCTGTTCAAGTAGTTAAAGTTTTTTCAACAGGTACGGCAGCAGCGGATATTCTCGCGCTATGGTAGAGTTAATGAACGCCATAGGGAATTTCCTTAAGCCAACTATTGGTTCGGGGCCTCCTCCCGGAGGATCTTACATCGTCAAGGAAACCGGCGAGTATCTTGTTATGGAAGGTTCCACCTCTGACTATATGATTATCGAATAATGGCAGTATTTAAGTTTTCAGATTTTTCATCAGTATCTTCATTCCCTACAGGTTTTTTGGTAGGGTACGATGGAGTTAATAATGTCCGCATATCGTACTCAAACCTCAAATCTGCATTGATTGTCAATTGGGATGAGGCGTATACAGCGACTACTCAAGATACGGCTTCTTGGTCCGCCAAGGGTGTCGGAACGAACGTAAACGCTGCCCTTGTTGCTAAGAACGGAGGTGCTACTGTCGCTCATATTCCCGATGGTACATCTGCGGGTGGTAACGCAAGAGGTTTTGTAGCTACGGATTGGCAAAAAGATAGAGTCTCGAATATTCAAGTTGCAAGCGGAGACTACTCGGTTTTATCCGGAGGTCGGGATAATAGGGCAAGCGGAAACTATTCGGTAGTCGGCGGTGGTACGGTTAATGTTGCAAGTGGTCTTTACTCATCAATATTGGGCGGTGTATTTAATAGTGCTGACTCTAATGCTGCGACCGTTGGTGGCGGGCAGGATAATTACGCATGGGCAAACCACGCGACCGTTGCAGGTGGTCAGCAGAATGGTGCGTATGCGATTAGCGCGGTTGTTGCCGGTGGTTATCAAAATGTAGCGGCATCAAATTATGCATCGGTTTGTGGTGGCGATGGGAATGCGGCAGGTGGAGACCGTTCACACGTTGGTGGTGGATTAAATAATACTGCTAATGGCAGTAGGTCTATTGTTGGTGGTGGTGATGGGAATGCGGCTCGTGCACCTTTAAGTTTTATTGGTGGTGGTAGTGGAAATAGCATAGAAACAGGTGCAGATGCGTCTTCCATATCGGGAGGGCAATTCAATGTCGTATCTAATGGGACGATTTTTGGTCATGTTACCGGTGGGCAAAATAATGGTGTTGAGGCAGATGCAGGTAGAGCCGGAGGTATTTGGGGGAAAGCGAAGAACTATAATCAAGATTCATTTGGACATTCAAACGGATTCCAAACGTCAAGCATACGCATTAAGAACAGGAATGCGACATACTCTACCGGTTCAATAGACTTGTACACAACAGGGTCTACTTATCCTGTAGTTCCAACAAATGCAGCATATGTTGGTATTTGGAACGTACACGCAAAACTTGCTATACAGTCTAAGACAGGTGATGGTGCGGCGGTAATATTGCCCGGTGACGCCATGTGTTGGCAATTAGAGTTTGCGGTGAAGATTGTAGGTACAACCGTTTCTATTTTGGGGTCACCATTAATTGTTTCATCTTTTGGTGACTCGTCCTTATCCTCGTCTACCGTATCGGTATCCATAGGCGCAGGTACATCCAACTTGATTATTTCAGTAACACCTCCAACAGTTGGAGTGGGTACAATAGATTTAATAGCATTTGGCTCTTTGGAGTTTTTAGAAATAGCAGCAACATAATAAGTCATGGCAATACAGATTATTAATAGCACAGTTGAAACTCAAGATGGATTTAATGTTCAAAATCCATGGGTTTTCGTAGATCAACATATGATTGGCTCTACCTTCGCAAGTCTTAGATACTACAAGAGTAAGCAAGATTATCTTGATGGAAATCGTCAGTTGAATGTGGCCAAACTTCCGAATTCGGTTGTTATGGAACTGACTAACTCTCAGTTTTGGGGAGAGTCCTTAGCTGAGGATTTTCACAAAAAATGTATTGACGAGATCGAGAAAGTGACAGGTATTGGTACTTGTGTGATGGATAAGACTGAGTTTTAAGAAAAATTAGATCATGAGTACAGTATATCCGGGTTCAGAAATAGGTGTAAACACCCAAACGGAAAACTACACTATCGAGAGAGGTGACGCAGGCAATCTCATTAACATGAATGTTGCTGTGGCAAACATAGTTACTGTTCCACCCGACTCTTCTGTTGGCTTCGAGAATAATGTTCAAATCGTTATAGCTCAGTATGGCGCCGGACAAACTGAGATTGCTGCAGGTAGCGGCGTTACAATACGAAGTAAGGATGCTAATACAAAGATCGCGTCTCAATACTCGGCCGCTACATTGGTAAAAATCGGCGCTAATGAGTGGTACCTCTTTGGTGACTTGACGGCATGATAAAGTCTTTGCACGGCATATTACAGCAGATCTCCGGTGGGGTTACACCTACGCCCGGGTCATTTGCTATAATTATTGAAGCCACAAGTAGCTCTGAAGGGGTTTGGAAGTACGACTTTGATACGGACACTTTCACCTTACTCTCTTCTGAGGTTTTTTCTTTTAGTGGAGCAGGTCCTCTTGAATTGCAGATATCGCAAGATGTTCCATACTTCATGGTGGCCACCGTGAATTCATCGTCTTCAGCAAGTCCCGAGGTGATGTACTCAAAAGATGGTGGCAACACTTGGGAGTATTTTAATTCAGCAGTTGGAGCTTATTGGTTTGGTGGTGCTGTTGCAGGTAATGGGTTGGTTGCGACAGGAATGAGATCTAATCCAACATCAAGATGGGCATGGACCTACGATGGTGGATCGACATGGGCTGAATATGTCCCACCAAGCCTTGCGGGGGTTACAAGGTTACAATGGATGAACCATGATGGAACGTTGTTGGCGTTTCCAACTTCGGGTAATACCGTTGCTCTTGTAAATCCTTCGGCTCGAACATTATATGCGCAGCCATCAACTCCGTCTATTGATGCGAGATATTTTTGGGCAAAGCCCGATACCGTGTATACTTTGTCTAATCCCAATAGGATCTTCTTGTGCCCCGCAGTAAGTGGTACTGCTATTTATTATAGCGATGATATGGGGCAGAATTGGTCATCTTACACCGTTGATAGTGGGTACACATTTACTTACTCAAAAATGTGCGGAAGTGATGATGGGTCCAAGCTATATGTAATGCTTGATAACGGAGCGGCAAACACAGGTAGATTATACAAAAGTACCGACAATGGGCAGACATGGAGTAATATCACTCCGGCCGGCCATACAGGGAGATTTGCAGTTTATCAAGGAAATGGATGTGATCCAACAGGGGTTAATTTATTCTTTGGACAGCAAGGTTTAAACACCTATTGGCAGTCAACAGATGGTGGTAATACATGGACATTAAAAACTAATACAGGCGGCACGTTTGCTAATGCGTTTGCTGTTCAGAATGTCAACCCCAATCTAATTGCGTACGAACCGTTTACCGGAGCTGACGGTACTATTGTGTCCACTTTGTATGGTGGAACAATGGCCGGCGCTACATGGGCAAAGTCCATTTGGGATTACAATAATAAAAACCCAAATGTAGAATTAAAGCGTACATCTAATCAAGGTTGGTTTGATTGGTTGCAAGGAGCGGATGGGATTGCATTTTGGACCGTAGAAACAAATGAAAGTGATGCAGAGATTAGGTTAAATAGCACCAATAGTACATCGTTGAATGGCATAGGTGTAGGTATTGTTTTTAGGTATTCTGATATCGATAATTACATGGTTATTCAATTGAATAGAAGTGTAAGTGGTATTCAGAATTTTTATGTTCAAAGGAAGGTGTCAGGTGTTATCACTACATTGTTGTCACAAAGCGCATCATCTATGGTTGGTGCACTTAAGGTTAAGTTAAGCGGTTTTAGTTGTGAGGCTTATTTGAACAACAGCTTGCTTTATACTTGGACTGAAACTACCCTACAATCAAATACCAAGCATGGGGTATATGTAGCGTGGGGGAATAACAATGGTAGCATCGAGCAGTTTAGAGTCGACAACTTTACTGTCTTGAAAACTCAGTTGCCCGATGACTATCTACTGTACTTGGATGCGGGAAATAGTAGCAGCTATCCGGGTACAGGCACCACATGGTTCGATTTGAGCGAAAACAACCTTGATGCAACCTTGGTGAATGGCGTTGGCTATGATAGCGGAGATGGAGGTGGTTTAGTCTTTGATGGAGTGGATGATTATGGTGACCTTGGAACAATATCAGAGTTGACAGGGATATATGATTTGACTGTATGTGCTTGGGTTAAGCCTATTTCAAATAGCGGTAATGGTGCGATAGTCAATCGTTATTTTAATACAAGTTCCAATAATGGATGGTTTTTAGCTAATTCATCCGGAGCCGAACCCTTTAATTTTAATTTTGGTGGAAGGGAGAGCAGTAGTGTAACTGCTAATGTTGCTACAACTGATAAGTTCAATTATGGAGATTGGCACCACGTTGTAGGAGTTAAGAGTGGCAATAAATGGAGTATTTATGTTGATGGGGTTTTAGAGAATTCAATAACAGCAGGTTCGGGTACTGTGGCTTTTCTGAATAATGTGACTTATTTAGGTGCGTATCCAATGTTCCCTGAGCCTCCAAACAGAAACAATAACATTAACATCGCTCAAGTGCAAATATATCGTAGAGCGCTATCACAGGTAGACATTACGAGTTTGTTTGACTCTACCAAATCGAGATACGGATTATAACACACATCACAAAATGAACGAACAGAACATCATTTGGCTCAAGAATAACGCACCACTCATATACGTTTTCTTTTCTTGGATCTCATTGATTTTGTCAAATTCGGGTGTTCAGCCAACCTTGTTGTTGGTACTTGGATTTTCCTTTATGGCTGATTACGTTTTAGGCGTATTGGCGGCTATTAAGACAAGAGAGTTTGATAGCCAAAAGGGCCTTATTGGCTTCTTGGCAAAACTTATGGGTTTGGTGCTGATCATATGTATATCAATATTGCTGAAGTTTGCGGGGATTAGTAGCTCAATATCATTGACATCATTCTTTGTTGTTATGTCAATTAATGACGTCATGAGTGGCCTTAGACATTGGTACACCATAAGAACAGGAAAAAGAATGAAAGAGTATGACGCGATAAGCGAGTTGATTATACAGCTACATGATCGTCTTAGGGGAATCGTTAAGAGGGTGATGCGTTTTTTGAATAAGAATGGGTCGAATAATGGCGGTTGCTAAATATGCGATTCTTATTTGTTTAGCTATTGTTTTTCCTGTAAAACTTTCATGTCAATCATTTATATCTCCCGGATTAAAGGCATCCAAAGATGGATTAACTCCATACATTGAGTACAGCCAAGTATTTACAGAGAGGTCAAAAAAAGGTGTTGAGTTTAAATTTGGGCCTAGGGTGGGATATGCTTGGGATGTGTTTGGTGATGGGGATCATTTTTATATTCAGCAGGTTCTTTCCGTAAATAGATTTTCCATAAGTCCTTTTTGGCTCAGAAGTTACAACAAAAGTGTAGGATATCAGATTCCTGTATCACTTGGTTACGCTCACGATAAATTCGAGGTTTGGGGTAATTATGTGGTTCATGCCAAGTCATTTGATTTACATGTAATTTTGTACCTTAAAAAATACGAAGTATACTATGAAGATTAAAATCGTAAGAAGCGAGTACACAAATGACACCACCATCGGTGACCTGTTCATTAATGATGAGAGGTTTTGCTACACATTGGAGGATACCGTAAGGGCTGAAGGAATAAAGGTTAAGGCGCATACAGCGATACCGGCCGGAGAGTATAGCGTTGATGTAACCATGAGCTCTAGATTTAAGAGGCTGATGCCAATAGTTTATAACAGGCCCGACAAGGTGACTCTATCCAATGCGGGTATATCATTTGTTGGCATACGTCTCCATGGTGGTAACACACATGAGAATACGGAGGGATGCCCATTGGTTGCGTATAACAGGCCGTCAAAGGAGGTTATTCAAGGGACCGCAGAAAAGGAGCTTACTCAAAAAATAAAGGCGGCTATAGATTCCGGCGAAGAGGTTACATTAATCGTAGAAAACAAACCGCAGCATGGCTAGAAGAAGATTGGCTCCGATTTACGCGTACTACGCATTCTTGGCTTTGATCATATTGTTTGTAGCCACCATGTCATCATGTTCTCCCGAGCGTATTGCTTTAAGGGATTCCAAGAAGATTGAGAGAATATTGAAAAGACATCCATCTTGGAGAAAGGATTCAACTATGGTCAATGTAGTTCTTAAACCTAGAAGGATAACTCACTTTCCTGTTGACAGCGTGATAAACTACATCAGCACCAAAAACGATAAGATTGTCATACGCATAACTGATTCCATCCTGTCTATTGATGAGATCCCATCTCCGGACACCTTGGTTATTCATGAAACAAAATGGCTAAGAGACCCGCTTGACGTAATAGCTATAGACTCCATGTCTAGTGTAATAGTTGCGAAGGATAAAGAGATAAAGAAGCTCGAAAAAAGAATGAGGAACTCTGTACCTATTTGGAAGGCTGTTTTGTTCGCCGTAATACCGGTTCTGCTTCTTGCCCTTGTGCTGATTGGTCTTGGGAAAATGTTTGGCAGAAGTATTTTTTAGCGATTCGCTATATTTGTAAAAAATAAACTATAATCAAATGGCTAAAAAGAAAGAATTAAAGTCAGCTAGAATGCTTGACAAAGAGACCCTTGACTTGGCTAGGTCTTTAATGAACAGATTCGAGGCATTGAAAGTTGAGATTGGTTCGTTGGAAGTTGAGAAGCACGGAAGGCTGCTTGAGATGGACAACCTTAGGAGGCAATTCGCTAGCTTAGAAAAAAGCTTGAAAGAAAAATACGGAGAGGACTCCGTTGTAAATATGAGTACCGGCGAGGTGACTCATGCAGTAGATAAACAAAGAAATGACTAAGATATCAACATACGCAGAGGTTCAATTTGACGAGAGCAGCATGCTCTTGGGCAGTCAGAAGGACAATTCGAATAAGACTCAGAATTATAGCTCAGAGTCTATATCGGAGTTTACATCAAAGGGCCTATCGTTTACTAGTGTGGGATCGAATTCTTACGCTGTTATCGCTTCAGATAGGTTGCTGTATGTCGATGATAGCAGTATAGGTAGTGCTGTTACCATCGATTTACCTGCTGTGGCATCTAGCCAAAAAAGGGTACTGAAGGTTATGAAACTTGGATCTTCTCACAACGTGACTATTCAAGCTAATGGAGCTGAGCTTATAAACGGCTCTAATACTTTGGTTCTGACGACTCAGTACAAGTGCGTCACATTGCACTCTGATGGTGCAGCTTGGTATGTTATAGCATCTACATGATCATAAGAAAAGTAACCATAGGGCCCGACTACAAGGTCGGTATGAATTTCGTTATTGGTGGACCCATTGGCGGAGGAAATACCATTCACAATATCAGAAAGATTGCTGATGGGTCTATCGAGATTCATGCAATCAATGATTCCGGTGAGGTTAGGCTTTGGAAAACGTTCAGTCCAATGGTTCCAATACATATTGAGTTTGATTTATCCTTTTGATGAGATCACCGCACTTTTACATAGTTGAGCCTGTTGATGGTAGGAGGTATAGCAATATACTGAACATTGGGGGCACAAACTTGCTGACTAGTGTATCTGAAGAAGACCATAAAGCATCAAACAGGTTTGCGAAAGTAATAAGTACTCCCATCAATTATTCGGGACCCATAAAACCCGGAGACATTCTTGTAGTTCATCACAATGTGTTCAAGTACTACAACGATATGAAAGGTCGAAGAAAGAGCGGCAGGAGTTTCCTGAGAGATGGTCTCTTCTTTGTTGACTCTGATCAGTTTTTCATGTATCACGATGGCAAAGATTGGAAGTCGAGAGATAGGTTCTGCTTTGTGAGTCCTATCGAAAAGAAAAAGTCAATACTATCCAAGCCGGGTCGATATGAGCCTCTTTTTGGAAGAATGGAGTACCCTAATGACTACTTGTCATCTCTTAATGTGAAGAAAGGGGATACCATTGTGTTCACCCCCGACAGCGAGTATGAATTCAAAATAAACGACAAGGTGATGTATCGGGTTTTTGATCATCAGATAACCATAAACATGGATGAGCGAGAGTAAGAGCATAGAGTTTAGGAGAAGGATAATTAAGGCGGGTGAAGAGGCTGTTGAGGAGCTTATAAGGGTCGCTAAGGAGAAGATAATAAAGCCGAAGGAGGAGGTTGATGGAGAGTCCCCTGCATTGGCTGCAGATAGGCTAAAAAATGCCGCCGCAACAAAAAAAGCTGCAATATTCGATGCGTTCGAAATATTGGACAGAATAGAGAAAGAAAGGGATAATTTGGACCTAATTGAGAAAGGTATAGATGAGTCAGTCAACAGTAAGACAGGATTCGCAGAAAGAAGGTCGAAGCGATCTAATAGTACATCTTAAGAATCATATTCCAAAAAGCGTAAAGACCACCGCAAACATAGCGGGTAGTTGGAAATATGGTTACAATGAAAAGTATGATGTTGTAGTAATATCAAAGGATGGTCAGATAGGCGAGGTATACGAAATCAATGGCTTGAAAATAGCGCTACCTAGATCAAATGACAAAGCTTACGAAAGGTCTCCTATCAAGTCAAAGCAATATTGGGAGAGGTTTGATATGCCAAAGGATTTGTCCAAGGTCAAAACAATGGCTCAATGGAATGAAATGCCCGATGCTTTCAAGACGAAGTGGATAGATTACATAGAGGAGGAGTTTGATAGGAGGGAGTACGGCTTTTGGTTTATGAACAATGGTGTTGAAACGTATATCACCGGCTCTCACTACATGTACCTACAATGGTCTTCAATAGATGTTGGATTCCCGGATTTTCGTGAGGCTAATAGGGTTTTCTTCATTTATTGGGAGGCATGCAAAGCTGACAATCGTTGCTATGGTTTGAATTATCTGAAGATAAGACGTTCGGGGTTCTCTTTTATGGCATCCGCTGAATCCGTGAATATCGGAACGATAGCTAGTGACGCTAGAATAGGTCTTCTTTCAAAAACAGGTCCGGATGCAAAGAAGATGTTCACCAATAAGATTGTTCCAATCAATACGAAGTATCCATTCTTCTTCAAGCCGGTGATGGATGGTATGGACAGGCCGAAAACAGAATTGGCGTATCGCGTTCCCGCGTCTAGGATGACTAAATCCAATATGTATGGTACTGATTACAATGACGATGAAGGTCTGAACACCACGATAGATTGGAGGAATACAGACGAGAACTC